AACGCTTAAACTCTTCCGCAGTAGTCTTTCCTGGGTTTGATTGTAGTTTTGTGCGCATTTGATTATACTTCCGACGAGCATTAGCTTTTTCAATAGGCTTAGCAGCCAACACTAATTGCTGTCGTAACAAGTATCCGTCATATTGGCCCTCTGAAGCTCCGAAGGGACTAGAAGCATTAGCTCCAGTTAAACATTTGAATTTATAAGGCGTCCATTCCCGTCTATGATAACCATGATTCTTTTTTAATTGTACTGAATCAATCCATCTGGCTTCTAAACCAGCGGCAGCTAATTCTGCTGCGCAATCAGCTGGAACGTCCAGCATTGATCTTGCTTTACTTCCAAATTCAAACTCAGAAATTGCATTTTTCTGTGCTACAGGCGCTCTCCCGCCGCTTTGTTTTTTCATGTCCTTGCTCATAATAACTCCTTCTTATTTAAATGTTTCCAAGTTTCCATTACTCGAAGCGGCTCCAGCTTTTTCTTCGGTTAGTGATAGTTTTTTTCAAACTATCAATATATTTCGGATCAGAAGTTGGGCGGCCCAAGAGTTTTGCAAACTCTAAAGTCTTATCATCAATCTTTTCGTCTTTAGCTCTCTCAGAAGGCTTTTGTCTCACACTTGTGTTTGAATTTGAAAGAGTGAAATCATCTGACTCTGATTGAGATTGTTTACGCTTATTCACTGGTAATACTCCTACTTCCTGTGCAGCTTGCATCACTGCAACCTTATAACCAGATGGAGAAGCCTTTTCAGAGGCACTCAAACTGTTATAAATTCTAAGGGCTGTTTGTGTAAGTTCTGAATCATTTCGTTGAAGCTCTGGATATTGTGAAACGAGCGTGCTCAAAACAGTATTTCGCTCACGCTCCATACCAAGAGATTGATCCATTTCTTTACGAAGTTCTTTTTTGATTGATTCTTTGTAACCTTTTGGGTCCACGATAGGATCAATGTTTTCATCTTGTTCCGGCTTGTTTTTAGCCGCAGCTGCATGTATCACAGTGTCAGCGATTTGTCCAAGCTGAACTTTTAGCGCATTCAGTTCATTCATGACGTTATCTTGCTTACGTCCGAACTCTGACTTAATTTGTTTGATTGGATCCACTGGTTTATCGGTTGATTCATCTGATGATGAGTCATTACTATTAGACGTATCGTCTATCATATATCCCCCTGACAGCTAACGGCGTCACTCGGTTATTGAGGTTATAGCAAAGTGCAATTAAGCTTTCTTTGCCTTTAAGTTTTTAATCCGCGTAAGTAGGCCTCTTGCGCCTTCACTCTTACTACGGGCTATTAATAGCATTGTACCACAGTCTTTAGAATCTGGGTTTATAGCATGTATTTGGTCGTCAATGTCTTTTACATGACGTTCAATGATCTTCATCAAAGCTTCCCAGCCCTCATGAATAACAATCTCCTCGGCAGCTTCTAACTCTTCGGGAGTCAGGGAATAAAGTTTGGCGGAGCCAAGCTGCTTGTTACTCAAGCGGGCCTCCGGCTGGTGCTGCAGGGGCTACGGATTGTGGAACCTGCTCCATAGACTGCTGAGCATTTCTTTGCATTTGTTGGGAGTTGGCTTGTTGGGCAGCCATCTGTTTTAGAGCTTCCATCATTTGCATAGCTTCTTTTTGTTTAGCTGCTAGTGCGAGAGCTTGTTGTTGATTAAATTGGCCTAAGAGCTCATCGTTATCTATTATCTCTTGTGCGTAGGAAACAAAGCCCTGAAGATCCATGTTTGGACTTAGCGGAGCGTCGATACCTGCTAACACTCGGTTTGTCATTTCTTCAGGAGTGAAGACGCGGTCCATATTCTGAGGTTTCTGGATAAATTTGCCATAGTCTTTAACGCCCATTGCGATAAGGTAGTTCTTTAAAGCTGCGTAACGCTGAACTGGTGTAATGATTCCCAATTGAATATCAAGTGGGTTGCTGGTAAGCTGTACTACCTGGCTTGCGGTATCCATACGGATGCTGGGATTACTTGAAGCTGAATTTGGTTCAAATTCGAAATCAAAGTGTCCTGCAATCTCGTCTCTTGACTTGATAACTTGGAAGTAGTCTTCTCCATTATCGCCAAAGACCCTAAACTCAAACCCTTCAGGCATTTTTTCCTGAATCATAGCAAAAGTGTATTGGAATGCTTTTCTCATCGCTCGGTTAAGCCGGCGTAAGAAAATATCTAAGTTGTTATTGCTTTCTGACATGATAGCTCGAACACCTGACGCAGTCCGTGTCGCACCTTGTGCGCCGATAACTCCTAAGTTCAAATCCGAGATACCAGTTAAGCGCTCGATGATTGTGAATAAGAATTGTAAGTGCTGCATTGAGAATGTCGCACGGTTTCCAAGGGTAGGGAAGAAGATGCTTTGCGGATCTTCCACTGGAATTAAAGATCCAGGTTCAACCGATATGGTTTCTTGAGTAAGATTAGATCCCGCTCGGTAGTAACCAAATGGGAGCGTAGACAATAGTCCAAAATCAAGGGCCATATTATTTAGTGAATCAATCTCATTACAAATAGAGTAAGTAAGCTCTACTAAACCTATGCCATAAGTTTGACCTTCGCGAATATAGAAGTCAGCTTTAGCATAAGGGCGTTTTTTTGTTTTACGGTTGATACGATGTAGGTAAGTGGCGCGTAATAAGCGACCGCTTTTAAGATCGGACCACGTAACGATGTCAGAATTAATACCAGAACCATCAACATCCTTTTTAACGTAGGCTTCAATGATTTGATATCGATCTAGGTCGAAAGATTTGTCCAGTGAAGCAGCGCCGGCTTTGTCGGATTGCATTTGCGTGATGCCAGCATTTTGATCTATCGCTTTAGGCTGATCCCCGCCCTTAATAATCTCTTTTACAGCATCTTCATCAAACACACCTTGATCAACTAGTGTCCAAAGGTCAGAGGCCGTCATTTGAACTTGCTCTAACACTGCGTCAGCTTGATCTATATCCCCGCCGCCACCAATGATTACTAAATTTTCTGGGGCCACACGACGTAAGCGTGGCGCATTGCAATCTTCAATAATCATTTCTTCTTCAACTTCGTCAAATTCAACCGTTTCAACGGGAACTTCTTGTCCTTCGGGGCCAATAACTATTTTTATTACCGGACGAGGCCGCTTAACCACATCTAGGATGCGAGAATAGCGTTTATCCCAGCTCATTTTTAGAACACCAATACCACGCATCGCCCAGTTCCATACAAAAGTATCAATTTCGGCTTCGATTCCGTTGTAATCATTCGCCCAAGACTTCATTGCGTAGTGCATTAGGTCTGAAACAAGTGTTGTTCGGTCTTCGTTCACTGCTTTTCTAGCTTTTACGTTGCAATAAGGTTCTGTACCCATAAGGGCTGAGTAAAATCTCGCATGAAAGGTTTTTCCAATGGTAAGAGCTACGGGTAAGTGTAGGTCTGAAGCCCAAGGCATAGGCGCGTCTACGATGGGATCTAAGAATTCGTCATATTGTTGTAAAAAAGCTTCTTGGCGTGTGAGCCAAGCTGATCTATCGCCGTTTCCTTGACGCCAAAGTTGTTCCACAGTGCGCCCAAAGTTCTCATTTTCGAGTTTTTTAAGAAGTTTCTTTGGAGATTGCTCCGCTAAGGGCTCTTCGATCCCCTCTAGCGGCTTTTTTCTCTTTTCAGCGATCTTTTTATCATCATTTATATTCAATGACATTATATGCCTCCAACCGGCGTAACCGACGCTCTAGTATATCACCTTTTCCCAAAATACCGACTTCTGATACTAATAGCCTTTTTATCGGCTAAGCGGACGGTTTTAGCTTCCCGCAGCTTCGGATTCATGTGAGTTGACTCGGCGGCAAGAGCGTACTTAAGACACGCCAAGTAGTCTTTGTGGGTAATATCCAGCTTCGGCTTATTCATATCTAGATTCTTGTGGCGGAGCCACGCGACGTTTTCGATGTCTTTAATAATATTGGGGCAACTTCGGAAAAATCTTAGGCTGGGTAACTGCTGTCCAAAATTGTCTGGAGTAGGTGGAATGTCCAAGCAGCTTCGTATCATGTCCAGCCAGGCCTCGTCGTTCTTCTCTTCAAACGTGGTAGCTCGACATCGGATTCCACACTCTTTCAAAACTTGGATGAAACTTTTAAAACCTTCTCCTGAGGTCATGTCAGCTGACCCCAAGCTATCGACTACAACGTCAACTACTTTCCAGTTACGGCTCCACTCATGCAACTTTAAGGCGAAGTCGCGGGCTGTCGCTTTTGCAGCAAGTTCTCCAATGACATATCTTCTATCATGTTTATTCTTGCCTAAAGCCACAGCTACGGTTTGCTTGGATGGGTGTGGGTCAATTGCAATAATCACTGGGTCGCTCGGTTCCCATGGAAATGGTGTTACGTAGTGAACTTCTTCTTTGATTAAGTGTTTTAGGGCGAGGGAGCCCAGATCGAACCATTGTCCATGAAGACGAATTTGTTTTTCTTCCTCTGTCAGAAGTCTCGAGAACTGATCTATGAAGCCATCAGCAAGATTTTGTTTATTCTCTATTGTGCTTCCACGAAAACACTCGATGTCATCTCGTTCCTTGCGTTCCCATGGCTCGTAGATTTCTTGGCGAAGCCAAGCTGCGGCTAGAGGGGTTCCGATGATTAGTGTCCAAGGCTTTGAGCCTTTTGTCCGCTGTCCGCGCGAGAGCGCGATGTAAATTCGTCGAGGAGCGGGCTCATCCATGATAAACCAATCAAGCTCTATTGATTCGAAAATCATATCCTCTTGCTCATGAAACATAAATAGGATTCTACTTCCATTTTTGAAATGTAGCTCAGAACAATAGGGCTTACCATTCTTGATTTGATCAACCTCATTCATGTCGATCCATTTACCCATTTCTTTAAGCCACACTTCTTTAACCTTAATGGGATTATCGAGAATGACTACTCCCACACAGGGGGTCTTGGTATATTTCTTGGTCCATGGGTTGTATCCATTAACTGCTGCTAGGGCGGCATTAACCCCTAGTGCAGTTTTCCCGAACGCATTTGCAGCCGTTACTAATCTAATAGGCTTTTCTGATAAAAGAACTTTGAGCTGTCCAGGATGTGGGATGAATGTTGCCCTGGTTTTTAGGGCGGCTTTTTTCTTGGCCTGAATAAGGTCATACAGCTTGAGCTTTTCTTCTTTTGATAGATTCTCTATTTTTTTGGGGTCTATCTTTTTCATTTAGGAATTCCAGGAGAATTTCTTTTAATATCAGGCTTAATAGTTACCCAGAAGTTTTTCCAATCTCCCGCTTTAATAGTAATTCTCTGATTATTAGTTAAGCGAAATGGGTGTCCACTATAGCCTAAATTATACCAACAGCCTTTAAGAATAACTCTCTTAGAATCTTGGTACTGGATTTTTCGAACTTCAAAACATACGTCCATTGAATTCTTATGCATTATATATCTCATGATATCCACTATCCTATATTCATAAATTTATGAAAATAATTTGAAAAGATGTATATTATCAAAATAACTAGCTTATGCATTATATATCTCATTTACTGTCCTTGGACTCCAAGCTCTTCTTGAGTTGTTTCTTATCCTCTTTGCGCCGGGCTTTTTTAGAGAGCTTCTTAGCCTCTTCCCGGTCTCCCCAATGCCCGCCGCCGTTTTTAGCTCCGTTATGGTTAGGTTTGATTGTCATCATCTGAAGCTTCGTCTATTTCCAAGCTATCTATTTCTGAGATTAAGATAGCATCTATCTGCTTCTCATCGACCTGAGCCAACCGATGGGTAACGTCTTTGACTTCTCTGGCCTTGCCATGTACTCTGTCCATCAAATCTTTCGCAGCAGAGAGGGCCTTCCCTGAATCTGCCTCTGTAGCTGCTATTGATACTATCCGAGCTGCCGCCAGTGATGAATACTTCGCCATGATTTCAACACCAGTTAGGCCTGCGGCCAAGTCTTTCTTCACAGCTCCGAGGACCCCTACCATAAGGTCATCATGAATCATGAGGTCATCTATATTTCGTACGCGGGTGTTCTGGATTTCGTTGGTCTCCTCGATGTATGAAATGATCTTATTGCTTTCAAGATCCTTGCCCTTAGGCGCCGCCTTATTTTTCATCGAGTCCCCCTTGATCTTCTATGACTATACACTATGCCATACCGGTTAATGCTCCGCTATGTGACAGCTATTGTAACTTACGGGCCGGGATTTCATCCCTCGGCGTAGCCTGTCGGTTGATTTATCACTAAGAGGCGCGGGGTCTCAGATCCTCTATATTAGAGATGGGCGAAGCCAAGCTGCATATCATCTTCAATGTATTAGTTTTAATTAAGCCGAAGCTGCGGTTGGTCCCACTTACTAGCCACTACCACACCTGAGTCTGACGCGCTCGCTGGTCAGCCACGCGCCCCCTTCGAAATAAAAGCTATCCAATAGCCCCCTATAGCTAAGCTATTGACTATAGGCAAGCCATAGCTTGCATCTAATAGTTTATATATTGAATTAGAGGGACATTGATACGCTAAGTTATGGGTCCAAAGACATGGATGCACTGAGGTTTGGTTGCTGGTTATTGCTAAGCTATTGATTTTACTGGTTGTGAATTGTAGCTACATACAATTTGGCCAAAAATCTCCTTTGTACACATTATGTACATATATAACTTTCACACAATTTTTGCCCTTGTCATGGTTAGCCTAACCATAACTAAAGCCTTGATAAGCATCATACCATACATTTTTGAAATGCCTTAAATTGGGCTTTGTTTACTGGATCAATGGCTTGTATTTAAATACATAATAATATCAATTGGTTAGTCAATAAAATACATGAATTTTTACTTTTGTTTCAGTTCAATGCGCAGAACTATTTTTCATCGTATATAAGTTCGACAGCAGCAAATTCATATACTTAGACGATTGACTGTTTAATGACTAGACGAGTGACAATTAGTGCTGCATTTTATTTGTTTTTAGCATGGCATCGCCGTTGCAATACTACTATGCAAGAGGTTAACATGAAAACAATGGTGATAGTAACTAAGAAGATTGATTTTAAGGTGTTAACCAAGTTAGAACAAATGGGTTACAAAGTTATTATAGTTTTAAAATAAACAGGAGGTTATTTATGAGAATCAAAGAATATATTGTATTAAATATTGTAGTGGCATGCTTAACTCTGTTAGCAATTCAAACTGTTAAGGTTTTAAGTTTGCCTTTAAAACAAAACATTGAAAAAACTTTTAAACAATAAACACGTTATAGGAGGTTATATGTTGACAATTAAAGATATAAAGCTTGAGCTTTGCACAAATGAGATTGAACTACGGAATGCAATTGAGGATTGTGACTACTTTCGCGCATTCGAGCTCAAGCTACAACGAGATTGTTTAATGACTTCACTCGTTGAGGCTTTAGAAAAAGAAAATAAACAAAAAGCAAGTTAATAATAAAAGGAGGTTTAAATGCGTACAGTTAAGAGCGTTATAATTGCAGAGAATTCAGTCTCATTATTAGAAGATAATCAGGGTTACGTGATTGAGAGCGTCGAAAAAGGCTGTTTAAATAGAACACTCTCTTTTGAGAGTTTTACACTTGCTAGCCTCGTCTTTGACTCTGAATTGACTAAGCTAGTTAACCAAAAACAAAAAGACTACATCATGATAAATCGTAAAGCAAAAGAAGCTTCAAAATGATACATTTAATAAAATAATTAAAATAGTTCTTGAAATACTTAATAATATGCTTAATAATGGTTATATACAAGGAGATAACAAGATGAAATACATGAAACGTAAAAATGGAGGCTATCTAATGAGCAAGTCACTTTCCTCACTAACAGATAAAGCCTTGGTTAGGGAATACCAGCGAACTCATGCCAAAATCGACAAGGCCTTAACGAAGCTAATAGAGCTAGGTCTGGGAAACGTAAAACCATCTGATATGATGCGAGGTCGGGATACGACCTACGCAAATAACAAAACTGTTAGAGAGTATCTTGCGCTTACGAACTACGCCTCAGAGATTAAATCTCATGCCGAAAATCGTTACGGCCCTGGCCTAATAATTATTGACCAATTGATTTGGAAGAGTCGATGAAATACTAAATCAAAAATACTCTATCGAGAACTGGATTGCCCTTGCTTATTAATAAAAATGCTTCAATAAAAACCTGTTTATGTGGTATGAACGTCTCTTTAAAGGAGTCTTAATATGAAAACAAAATTTTCAAAATTTGAGCTTGGTTATATTGAATGCATGTTATGGTCATCCGTTGATGACGGTGGTAATCCTCTTGATTATAAATATTCCATCGAGGATATTGACTCTGAAGCTATTAAGAAAATAAAAAGTGATTGTAATTTATTTATATTTAAGGCTGGGGACTTATTAGATTCAATTGAAGATTCCCAAGCTGGACATGACTTTTGGCTAACTAGGAATCATCATGGTGCTGGTTTTTGGAGTAGTGGTCTAGGGAAAATTGGTGATGACTTAACGAAGCTTAGTAATACCTTTGGAGAAATATTTCCTTATATCAATGATAATAATGAGGTTGATTTATGAAAAATAAAAAATATATTGGAATTATAAAGCCCTCAGATATTGAGACAGGGTGTGTTGAATGCTTTGATGGGTCCTTTAAAGATGTTTCAAGCTTCTGTGGCGTGGTTGGTCCCATGGACTTAGGAAAGCATGTCTATCAATGGACTTGTGGAATCATTGAGGTTGAAAATAACTTCACAAAATACAAGCGCCTAAAACAACCCACAGCTTCGTCTTTATTCAAGCAAGACTAAAAAAAATTTGTCTTTAAAAAATATACTTAAAGTATACAATTTTAGACTTTTATAAACAAAAACAAGGAGAAAATAATGTTTGTACTTTTGACGTATTTTGAAGGACAAGCTTATAACTTAACTTTGAAGGAGTCTTAATATGGGATTGATCACAACTTTATTATCATGGCTTTTTGTCCTAACTCTCGGCGCGGTATGTATAGGTTTATTTTTCGTGCCTGTACTGGGGCAAATAGCCGCGCTGTCTTTCATAGCCTGGGTTTGTTGTCACAAGGAGTAACCCTGCAGCTTCGGCTTTATACAAGCTTCTTTACTGCAGCTTGCCTTCGGCCAACTTATCCCAAGATTAAGGCTTCGGCTTTATACAAGCCAAAGGCATAGCCTCAAGACGTAGCCAAGGGTGGAGTCGTAAAAGTGTTGCTTATTAACAACTATAAAGATTGATAATAGTTACTATAACTAAAACAAAGGGGAACTAAAATGGAAGGCACTGGTTTACATATTGTGAGAAAAGGTCGCTTTGAGCTTGAAGGGTCTAGGCTAGTTGTCTTTAGTCCACGGCTAGCGATGAAGGTCAACCGCCTTTTAAAGCACTATCCACTGGAATACCGCTTTAAGGCTGGTGAGGAGCCTCTTTTCAAGGTTCCCCAAAATGAATTAAAGTTAGTCCTATACAGGTTATTGAGGCTGAAAATCAACGATCAGGAAGTCATGGCTAGGGTACCCTAGGGTCCCCCTTCGATCGTTTAAAATAGCTTATTTTACGGCTTCGTCTCAATTTGGGCCGAAGCTGCCACTTTTAGCAGAAATTTCGCTTATAAGCACCACCAAGAAAATGAAGTGGTTTCCGGGGGTTAGCTCCGAAAAACGGCCAGGAATACCCCGGGTATATTAGCCTCGTTAGTGTTAAAGCTTGAACTTTATAATATACAAGAAATAATACCTTAATATAACCTCCTTACCTTTTATAGTTTTTTAATTATTTTCTGGAAGTTTTATATATATATATACTAACATAACACTAATAACATCGCACCAAAGCCTTTATAATTATTTTAAAATAAAATTAACCGAATATTCGGGGCGAAAACTCCTAGGGGTAAGGAGAAACTATATGACATTACCCCTGACCATTTCTTATCTTGACAAACTCGCAATCAAGAGCCCCGCGTTCTCAGGCAGAGTGGCTTTTGTAGATCACTTGAATGAACAAATATTAGAATATCCTTGGTCTCCCAGTATTTTTAGTGATGCAGGGACCAGGAAAAATGAGAATTTCTATGGTTCACAGGTTCTGGCTTATGATATAGATAATTACCCAGACCAAAAGCAGCTTCGGCTCGATGAAGCTAAAACAATTTATGACAAGTTTAATGTCTTAATAGGCACTACTAGAAATCATCAAGTATTAAAGAATAATAAGTATCCAGCTGCTGACAGGTATAGGCTAATCTTTGTTCTAGATAAGCCCATCACAAGCGCAGAAACCTACAAGTCTCATTGGAAATATTATAAAGAAAAGCTTGGGTTAAATGGAATTGCTGATGAGGCCACTAAAGATCCTGCAAGATATTTTTTCCCCTGTAAAGAGATTATTCTTAATCAAATATATGATACAACTAAAGAGTCATTAAAACAAATGGGAGATAACTTTTCATTTTATATGCCCGTTGGCCGCCCCAAAAAAGATGAAAAGAAAGAATTATTAGCTGGTGTAAAAGGAAGACTTAATAGTAAGACACTCTCTTTTCTAGCGCAGATACCTGATGAAAGAGGCTGGCACGATAGCTTTATTGCAGCAGCAATTAATATGAAATCCCAGGGCTATACTCAAGCCGAAGCTGAAGTTGAACTCACTAAGGCAAGCCCCGAGGGCGTGTTAGATGCTACAGATCTGGAACAGCTGAATGATGTTTATATCAATGATCGGGGTGAGCCCGCCCCTGTAGTTATTCCTTGGCCTCATGTAGTTTATAAAGAAAATAAGGATGGGGAGCCTGTTGTAGTACCTGTAAAAAACTCGGCGCGAAACTCAGAGTATCTGATCAAAGTCGTCCAGGGGCTTAATCTTAGATACAACACTCGAATGAAGATCATTGAAAAGAGGCCGGGAGAATATTTATCTGATTCCGATGTTGATGAAATGTTTGTTATTAGTAATGAAAATAATCTTGGCATAACTAAAGAATTACTAAACGCCCATCTAAATGTAATTGCAGAGAAAAATTCTTACGACCCATTAAAATCAAGTATCGAGGGCGTGGTTTGGGATGGAAAAAGCCGCTTTAATGAATTATTAGCTACATTAGAATTTCCAGAGGAAGTGACTCCAGAAGATTTAAAACTTTATGAAATGTTTTTACGAAAGTGGCTGATCGGAGTTGTAACCAGAATCTATACGCCGGGCTCTGAGAATAATATGCTGGTCTTTGTGGGCGCCCAGGGGGCAGGGAAGACACGTTGGTTCAGGAGATTGGCACAGCCCTATCCTCAAGGATTTATCGAGGCTCATATCAACACAGATGATAAGGACTCCCATTTAAACCTCTTGAAATATTTCATTTGGTCAGTGTCAGAGCTTGATACTGTGACATGGTCTAAAGACGTTGGCGCCCTAAAGGATTTCATCACTAAATCGGAAGTTCGAGTGCGCCCAGCTTATGGTAGAAGAGAAGAGATAGGCTCAGCTATCACCAGCTTTTGCGCAAGTGTTAACTCAAGAGATTTTTTGCATGACACAACGGGAAATAGACGTTATTTAATTCTTTTAGTTGAATCGGTAAATGCAGATCATAAAGTGAATATTGGACAAGTTTTTGCCGAGGCTAAGGTATTAATGGAAAAGGGTGAGAGGGCGTGGTTTTCTCGCGAAGAAATTGATGCTGTAAACCTTTATAATGAGCGTTTTATATCTCGTAGTGACATTTTAGAAAGCTTTGAGGCTCGAGTTTCAGCAGGAGAAAAGCCCTTGTCTCTTAAAGAAATTGCTGAGCAGCTTCAGCTCGGGGACCTCAAGAACTCAGACAGGAGATCCATTCGAGATTGGATGACTAAGAAAAAGATTAAAGAAGTTAATCACTCGAATGTTAAGAAGTATTATGTGACCATAAGTCCTAACCGGCAGCTTGGCGCCAGTGCGCGCCCGACGCAAAACACTATTTCGACGACGAAAAACGTCGGAGGAATTAACCGTATTGACCTGTTGCGTGGTCCCAGTAAGAAAGATGGACTCAAGCAATGACAGTCACCCAATTAATAAACTTATTGATAGCGCTAACAGGCTGTCATATATTCTTAAAGAACTAAGGAGTACCTTGCATGTCGATGAAAACAAGTTTGGAAATGATAGTAGCCCTATTGAAGGGGATAGCTTACGGAGTGATCTTTTACCTCTTTTTCCTAGTGGGGATGCTGATAGGGGTTGAGCTGTCACAAGCCGAAGCTGCTATCAAGCCGAAGCTGCAAGCATATATTGGTGCAACTCAGGAGACCCCAGCTCGCCCCGAGCCCAGAGAAGAAATGCAGACTCGAGCGATTCGCGTAGCGTTTATCAATAAGGAAACTAAGGCTGTCCATTACGGCGGCAATGGGGTTTTGATTGATAACAACAAAGTGCTTACGAATAACCACATTTGCGAAGACTTTGGTAAGGAAGAGACTCTTGCATCGCACGACCCAAGATTGATTGACAGAGAGGGCATCCAACACAAAATTGTGAAGTATGTGATGGCTGACGATAAGGATGTCTGTTTAGTTATAACCGAAAATATTGTAGTAAAAGAGCTTGAGAAGCTCACAATCAGGGCGGACGATCCCTTGGTGTCAGAAGGCTTAACTCAAGCCGCATACTCATATGCGAATATCATGTTTAGTCAGCAGGTCTTTATGTATCAAGAGCGCGAAGCCAGGGTCTTAGAGCGTTCAACACTCAACCCAAAAACTGAAAACATCAGCCCTGCTGAAGGGTATGAGAAACAGCTTCGTGGACCCATATATAAACTATCAGCTATCATTTACTATGGGGATTCAGGAAGCGGCGTTTACGCTAAGATGCCTGATGGCTCCTTACAACTTGTGGGCCTGATTTTTGCGAAAGAGGCCTCACCAAGAGGCCCATCACAAGGCTTTATGATTCCAGCTTCGACTTTAAACGATTTTTTAGTTTCAACCAAGGTTAAAGAGGCGCTGAAATGACAACAGCCAATATCTTTACGTGGGATAAACTTTATAATAAAATTCCTGGAAGCAGTTATTTCACATGGGCCGAAGCTCTATGGCTTCCTAGAGTGTCAGCTTTTGTAAATCCAACTCTTGAGCAGCAAATGAATATCATGAAACTTGCTACTGCTATGGAGCCTGTTCGCGCGTACTTTGGAAAACCAATTCAAGTTACCAGCTGGCTCCGCCCAGATGCCTACAATAAGATGATCGGCGGTGCTCCATTTAGCTTCCATAAGTCAGGCCTTGCCATAGACTTTATTATTCCGGGTCTCACAATAGAACACGTCAAACGAGAGTTATTAAATAATAAGCAATTATGGCCCTATAGAGGAGAATTAGATACTACTACATGGCTTCATGTTGACCTAGGTGGAACTTCATGGTTTAATGGAATGGTAGGAAGGAAAACAACGTGATTAATAAATCTAAGCTTAATGAATACAGAACATGGATTGATATTAAGCAAAGATGTTTGAATAAGAAGAATAATATGTACAAAAATTACGGTGCTAAAGGAATAACAGTTTCAGAAGCCTGGCTATCCAGCTTCGAAAACTTTTATCGAGACATGGGCCCCCGCCCGGGGAAGGAATACAGCATCGATCGAGTTGATAATGATAAAGGTTACAGCAAAGACAACTGTCGTTGGGCTACCGATAAACAGCAGAATAATAACAGAGGAGCCTTTAATAAATTGTTAGAGTTTAATGGAAAAGTCCAAACACAATCACAATGGGCCCAGGAATTGGGAATGAATGATGATACCTTTCATAGACGTCTTAAACGAGGTTGGTCGGTAGAAAAAACTATTACAACAAAAGTAAGGAGCTATAAATGAGAGACACAAGAAAATATGAGATAGTAAAAGTTATTGACTACAATATTAATGAAAAAGTGGAACTCACTCCAGCTAACTTCTGGTGTGATCCAGTTAAGAAAAAAGATCTTGAAGCCTTACGAAAAGCGTTGTATGATTTTGGTGTACCCCACGTCTTGGCGAAAGTGGAATGGGAAACAGTTGATTCATACCACGTCGGATATGTGGCCTATGTTCCAAATAAGTATCGAGGTCTAGATTTGATTGAAGAGGGCCGACAGAAGACGATTGAGCTTGCACGAGGCTTGATAGCATGAAAAAAAGTGATGCCATAAAACTCATTCAAGATATTATTGAAGAGTTAGGTGAAATCTCAGAAAAGGGAGGACTCCCTGGAGATTTTGACCCAGGAGGGGCTCTTCTTGACAAGTTGTTAGAAAATGGATTCCCTATCCCCTGTAATAAAAAGGGTAAATTTGATTGGGATGCGGAATGAATAAAGCAGAGCTCAGACAAAAACTTGAGGCGGTGAGAGATGAGTTCGCAAGGATTAACGACGAACATCCAATTCAAGATAACTATGGCACTGCCATTTATACTTTTGATCAACTCCTCCCGCTCTTACTCGATGCCTACGAGGCTTTGGAATTAGCATTAAGCTTTTGTCCAAAAGGACCAGTTCCTGAAAGACTTTCGCCTGAGTTTTATCACACGCTTGATTATTTAGAAGAATTGAAACTGCAAGAACGCGTAAATGAGTCTCGAGCGACTTTAACCCGCATCGAGGCTTTCGCGAATGGAGAATCCAAATGAGACCCGCAACGCAAAAAGAATACTTAGATCGAATTCGCGACGATGAAGCTGAGAATTATTACAAAAAAACCGGATATGTTCCAACAGAGTGGGCAGTTATGAATTTTATAGCTGGCTTCAACAAAGGCGCCGAAGAAATGGCCAAGATTAAAGATGCGCAGATTGAAAGGTTGGTTAAGGCTTGTGATTTAGCGGTTAAAAGTTGGGGAGATTATTCGCCTGAATATGGAAATGCAAGAAAAGCATTAGTGAATATGAAGCTAGCCCTCGAGAGCTTTCGCGACGCAGACAGCGCACGAACAAAGTGAGTTCGAGAATGGAGAGAAGTGAATGAAAAAATTAAGAATTACAAATGAATATATAAAAAGTTTATCCCCATGTACAAATCGTTTTAATAACTATATACAGCATTACGAAAACACTGATTTTTCAATAGCAGAATTTTTAAAGTTAGATAATATAACTTATTCAGATAAACTCTGGGTATGGAAGAAGTTTGCTACAATAAATGAGGCGGCAATGTTTGGCCTCTATTGCGCCGACAGCGTGCTTCATATATTTCAAAATAGATACCCAAACGATGATCGTCCTAGGTTAGCCTTAGAGGCCGTTCGTGAATACCTTGCTGACCCCTCTTTAGAGAATAAGGAAAAATGTAAGGCCACCGCTGCTGCTGCTTATGCTGCTTATGCTGCTGCCACCGCTGCTGCTGCCACCGCTGCTGCTTATGCTGCTTCTAATGCTGCTAATGCAGCTGATGCTGCTTCTAATGCTGCTTATGCTGCTTATGCTGCTAATGCTGGTGCTGCTGCTGCTAATGCTGCTGTTGATGCTGCTGCTTATGCTGCTTATGCCGCAAGAGATTCTCAGCAGGATTTAAACTTGTTATATTTAATTTCTATTTATGAGGAGTCCAAATGACCAAGCTCGAAAAGCTCAGAGATGAATTGGCAGAAAAATTTTACGAAATACGTGATAAGTTATTTAATGTAAATCATTTTGATCGAGAAACGATTGCAGTTGAAAGTTATAAAGCAGGCTGGGACGCAAGGGATGCTTTCGCAAAGGATGAACTAGCGAAGCTTAAAGAGCGCGAGTCGATGCTGGTTGAGGCTTTGGAAGTAATATCAGAAAGAGATCAGTTCTATATTAAAGATAAAGATTATTATGCAGAAATGAACTGCTTAAAGTTGTTAGCGGAGGAAGCCCTCGCTGATTACAAGCGAATGATGGAGGGGGAGTAGGATGAATGAAATAAGTACTATTATTTTAGCCATTATAGCGATAATAAAAATTCTTCAAGCTGATAAGCTTAAAAAAGAAAACAGATATCTTCGATTCCGATATGAAACTCAGCATGGAATTATTACGAAAATAAGTAGAAAGGACTTTTATGAAGCCGATCGATAAACGCAAAGCCGAGCTGAGAGAGTATATAAGAAAACAAGAGGTTGAAGCTGAGTATCTAAAAGATTTATCGGCTAACAAATCGGCAATGTCATACTATGAAAACGCCCAAATCGCTAAGCAGTTGCTTGAGTGTATTGTTTTTATTGAAATGCTGCAATGTGAATACTATTACAGTATTGATGGAAAAATGCAGAGACATTTTGATGACTGTAAACGATGTAAAATTTTAAACAAAATCGCAGGTGAGAAATGAAAGCAACATTAGTTTTTGACCTCTCTAAAGAGGAAGAAAAAGACGTTTATGATCTTATGATTAGCGCTCCCAAATACTTCAGCCTAATAGAGGATTTCGAAAACTACTTAAGGAATAATATTAAGTACAACGAGGAATTAACAGCTAAAGAAAAAGAATTTTATAATATGATACGTGATAGATGGTTTGAAATTAAACAGGAGAACGGATTATGACAGCTTCGACTTTAGTACAACTAATACTTAGCCTATGCGCAGCTTCGGCTTCCGGCGATAAAGAAGTTCAAATTGCTTGTTTCGAGCAATATACTAACTGCGCCGTAGCTACTAATGGAGTAATTATAACTCGGGAACAGTTTAATCTTAAATGCCTTAAGGAAAAGGCAAAAGGGAAATAATATGGATATTAGTGCAATTTTTAGTGTGTTATTAGTACTCGGCAGCTTCGGCTTGATAGCAGCTTCGGCTTATAAAAAGAAGCGGCT